TTTTCGCAGACGAGTCGATGTCGACAATGACCGGGCGCCGAGGTTATACGTGAACGACACCAGGGCATCAAATTGCCCCTGAGTCAGGTCGACTTTAACAAGTCGTGACACGTCACTTTCATAGCTGACCAGTCCAGTCTTCAGCAGACGCTCTGCCGTTTCCTGCTTAATCGTCATCCCGGCGCGGATTGGTTTGCCGTCGACAGGCTGAGTCCAGCCATAGCCGATCGTCCAGACGCCGACGCTATCCTGGTAAGCGGTGAGCTTGCAGCCTTCGAACTGCTTGATCAGGGCAATGCCTTTTTCACTGGTTTGCATCACCGCCTCCAAAGCGAGAATTAAACACCCGGGAAGCCATAACTTTAACCTGCTCTACACCAACAAACCCGAGCGCGCCACCGATGGCAATCGACAGGGACTGTGGGAGGTTGAAGTAATCAAGAGCCGACACAGCGGTAAGGGTTAGAGCTCCGCAGATTGCTCCTTCAAGAATCATTTTCTTCCAGCCGCCACCGCCGTAAGCGATTCTCAATGCGGCCATGGCAACCGATAGCAATACGGCACCCATCGGCGTTTCGCCACGCCACCAGCTGTGGAGTAGTTCGATAAACTCCGTCCAGGAGTGGGGATCGTTATGCATTTTCATAGTCTCTAACCTCCGGCTTAAAAGCGGGGGCTGTGTGTTTAAAGGGATCAGGCCCTCGGGGCGATTTAACAAGTAGGCGTGTCGATGATGGTTCCCGGAGCCTGAAATAAAAAAGCCAGCGACAGGCCGGGAAAATGAGGGTAAGGCAATGTCGGCTCTCTGGCCGAAGGGTCCCAGGCAGTGGGTTTGGTTTGTGGTGGCCGGCGCTGCTATCCGGCATTCACGGCTATCGCTTTACGACGCCATCAGGACATTCACCACAACGAGGATCGCTTTGCCGTGCCAGGGAAATGTACCTGGTCTCACCGGGATGCCGTCACATACTCAAAGCGATTTCCGTTATGCAGAAATGAAAAAGCCACCGGCGTTAACCAGTGGCTCTAAATTATTGGTGATGGCTCAAGTCGGGTTTTGGCTGTCGCCACACAATTCAGCTTTTGGGCTTTCGATGTCCCAGATTCATGAGCGCTGTCATCTTGCACTTCATCACCGCGCTCTTTCGCCTTTGACGTCCGAGCATATACTGAATTATGCACTTTCATTTCGCCAAATCAACACTTTCAGATAAATATTTTCTAATTAAGTGGCCTGAAGTTCGTTTTTTTTCTCCATCTCACGTTGTAAGGCATAAAAGAGTTCTGATTCAAAAACCTTCTCGCACCACACGACCCGGCGGCGGCACTGCTGCACATCCACGCCGGTTACTCTGCTCATTGCCTGAGCGATATGTTGAGTGCAGTTGCGCTCACAATAACGTTTAATTGCATAATCGCGGACTGGGCTTTCCCGGTGAAACAGCTTAACCATCACTTTTTCTACGAACGCGGCATCATCTGATTCTTTGGCGAGAGCGATGATGTTGCTGGCTGATGACTGAGGGATAACCAGTTCGCGAGCTTTTTTATAAAGCGCCTCACCTCTCAGCGCCCCTCCTTCATCGCTATAAAGCCAGTTGACCATCCTCTCGATGTGTCCACCCATATCAGGACTCCATTGGCTGCGGATCATCAATCGGCCAATGACGTTAATGGCACCGGCAGGAGAATCATCGCCACGGTTAATGCGACCCCACACAGTCAGCATGTACTGCACCCATGCCCGTTGCTTTGGGGTTATGGTCTTTTTGGGATGCTTCCAGACACGGCGGAAGTGAGCGTCATCGACAAAGTTGACCATGGAGTAAATTGGTGTGAGCTTTCTCATGCTGCTTCCTTCTGAGGTTGTTTGGTCTGACTGTGCTTTGCTACTGGCGGCATGCTGGCGCGCTTAACGCTTTCGGCCTGATACTTTTCGAAATCAGCTCTGGTCATGATTCCACCACTCCCGTGCTGACTTTCTGTATTCAGGGTTATCTGTCTGACAGATAATTTCCGCTCGATCGCCGCTTATCAGCTCACGAGCTTTCGCATACAGCCTTTCTCTTTTAGAAAGCTGCGTCGTTTCATACCAGGTGCTGGCAACGAACTTTCTCGCTTCAACTGGAGTGAATGCCTTCATGCTGCCTCCCGCTTTTTTAGTGCGCGAAGATCTGCCCTGGCTTTGGCGCGGATGCCGTCCAGTTCTTCACGGGTGTATCGGTGGGTTTCGTTGTTGTATTCCAGCGCCAGCACGCGCTCTTCGCCGATCAGTTCAACCAGCGCGGTACGGTACGCTTCGATGTTCCCGGACTTGTGAACGTTGCAGGCGGAGCATTGGAGCCAGATATTGTCCGGATTAAAGCGAAGTTGTGGTGCAGCGGCCGTGGTGCGGTAATGCCCGGCATGCCAGGAAAAGGCGGTCTTGGTTCCGCAGGATATACAGCCATGCCCGGCGGCCAGCAGCATTTCGCGCCGCCAGTCGTTGAAAGCTCGCTGAGTCATCTGCACCCAGTGGCGGATTGGCTTCAACTCATTACGGCGTTCTGCGCGGCGCTGGCGCCCTGCTTTCTCGGCTTCCTTCTGCTCCTTAATGCGCTTAGCCGCGGCTTTTACCTTCTCCTTCTCGCGTTCTTCCATTGCGAGGATTGCGCCATGCTCCGGGCTGCACCACCGGATCCGGATGTCGTGGAATTTCGGCACGAAGTATTCACCGCATACTTTGCACTTACGGCGGGATGGTTTACGCATGGTTCCTCCGTGCCGCGAGACGCAGCCATTTCTGATCCACCAGGCGGGCGGTGTAGTCTTTCAGTGTCGGGATTTCGGACGGCTTAACCGCGACCTTGCGCTTGCGGCGAGCCGGAACGCGGAATATTTCGTTTGTGATGACGCGTGCGAGAGGGTTATTCATGCAAGCCTCCCGAAATAGTCGCCACGATAACGGACATCGCGAAGCTGGATGTTCTGGCTGACGACGAAAGCCTGGGTGTACTCAATCAGGCTGTTCATCCGTTTGATCCCCATCGATGAGGTGCTTTCGCGAATTGCCACCAATTCGCCCTCAAGCCCGGCGATAACCTTCCCCTGCCCGCCAGTGGCAATGGAGTGACCGGAAACCAGAATTGACTTCCATGACGGAAGCGACCACGCAGAGCCAGCCCACTGAATGCGATGCTTTGCCAGGTCGCCGCAAAGCGCGTGGAACAGTGAATTCTGAGGAAGGGTGCGCTTAGGGTCGGCAAAACTCACAACAAGGGGGAACTCTGCGTTTACAGGCTGCTTGTTGATGTAGTCGATGAGGTTGCGGCGAACCTGCTCGTCGCGGAGGTAGAATTTGATACTCATACGCCACCTCCGAGAGGTAACGCAGAATGCAGAAAATCGCAGGTGCATTTCTGCATCTGTGACAAGGTGAGGAGTTCAGATTGTGGTCGCATTTAAGTCCCCTTAAATGCGCAGAAGTCACCGGAGTTGTTCAGGCTCCGATGACATGATTATGGACGGTTGATTCAACAAAATCAACGCGAGAAAAAGGCCTCCGGAGAGGCCCTGGCTGTCGATATGGGGATTCCCATATCGCTTGTATGGCAGTTACACCAAATCGGGCAATTTGAAGCCTGCCATGTCTTCCGCCCGGATTGGAGGAGATAGGCAGTCAGCAAACACCAGGGTGCCATCGAGCAAAATCACGAAACCCCACCCCATAAACAGGTTGGCACTACACCAGTCAGCCTTTAGGGGCACATCTGGCATCTTGTCTGGAAAGACTGGGTAATGCTCAGCCAGCCACTCCATTGCGTCGCAGCGATTGAGAGTATATTTGTCGTACATCATGCCTCCTGCTGCGGTGCTGCTGGCAGCGGCATCCAGTGCGTGACATGCTCTACTAACAGATTATCGCAATAGAAATTCCAGTACCTGTCATACGCACCAGACCAAACTTCTCCATACTCATTGAATGCTAGGATGGCCTTAAACTGCTCCGGCATCAGCTCACTGCAAGCCACCCAACCATCTGGAGAGTTGCCATCGGCCTTTTGTTTTGCAGCACGCTCAGCCTTAAGCGATAGAGCAAGATACTGCTCCATCGACGTTTTGGCTCCGGCAATAATCTCGTCCAGCACATCATCAGTCAGGTCTTTATCTGTCATCATCGCAGTATATCCTCCACGCCAATCAACCCCTTCCTGCTCAAGTAGTCCATTGCATCGCTTTGTAACTTGCTGTCAGGATTGGCTTTTCTCAGCGAGTGGGCTAAACGCTTAATCCACATGACCAATTCGTCCACTCTTTTGGCATCCTCATCAGTGAGGGCACCATCTGCACCCTGAAGCATGGCGGCGCGGCAGGCGTTCCAGCCGACAGCTTTTCCGTGTTCAAACGCGCTGTCAAAGTCATCATCCATTTCCATCGCAGCGGGCACAGATACCGGCGCTGGAGGGGCGGTGTAAAGCTTGTCACCAATTTTCAATCCAAGCTCTTTCGGTGGGCGGTAATAGACCAGCGTCCATGCTCCGTTGATGAATGCCACCGGCTCGGCACATTTCTCCGCTTCGAGCGATGCCAGCGCGATACGCGCATTATTAATCAGGAGGCTATCAGCAGGAGATAAAACAACATGAGCGTTTCCCTCCGCATCAATTTCAGAATTCGTAATTTTTCTGAACAGCTTTGCCAGTTCTTTGGTAATAGTGCTCATGGGTTAGTCCTCCCTGTCAGACGTTCGCGTAGAGTTAACTTGCGTGGCAATCTTTCGTTGTCAGCAATCTCAACTACAGTGCAGGCGCATTTATCGAAGGTACTTTCTCTCTTATGCTTCAGCAGCACCGCTTCGTTGTAAGCCGACTCCTTATCAGTTGCGCTCAGCTCATGCACATCAAAGCCTTTGCTGTCGACAAACCACCCGTGAATAACTGCGATAAAACGAGCCATATCAATCTCCTTTCCCGGCTCTATCTGTTATAAAACTCTCGTAGCGATGAATGTCGCGCTTACCTGCAATCACCTTCTCCTTAGCGTCACTGCCATCGCCGAGGTAAACTGGTCTGTCACTCAAGGTATTCTGAGGTTGTTTTTTTTCAACATCAGACTTCTTGAGTAATTCACCAAGCTCAGCGATCCGCATCTCTGCGGCTTCTGCTTTTTCCCTTAACTTCTCGCTACAACCCTCAGCTTTTCGGATTGCTAATTCCAAATGTTTATTCAGCGCATCTGCGACTTCCAGCTCATCCAGCAGCGTCGCTCTTGCAGCCCGTACAGCAAAGAACAACTGGTCTTTGATATATGGGCCTGTCTTATCCGGATGGAATTCTCGCTTAAACCAATCCTCAAACCAGTCGCGATCGGATGTGCTGCGCAGCGCCTGTTTGTCGATTTTGCTCATTGTGCGGCCTCCTGGCGGATTTCATTCGCAAAATCAGCTGCGTCATCTGCTCTTTGACGATACTTCAGGCGAGATGAATCGCTGATGCTAATTCCTGGGTCTGTTTCGTTTGCAATGGCGTACCAGGCATTCGCCAACCGCTCCACACCCTGCGCCCGCACTTCAGCCAGGAAAGCGTCGTGATTAGCAACCACCGGCGTGGGGTAGGCTTCGGCCTTCTCGCCTCTCTGCATCCCAATTTCGAAGCAAGTGTTATCTAGATCTTCAAGAATCACAGCGCGGTCTGTAAGCACTGAACTCAACTCCGCAGCCAGCGCCGCGCACCTGGCTTCCAGCTGTGTCAGGCAATACTGGAGAGCAGCCACCCGCGGCGAGCTCTCTTCCATCTGCTGCATTAATTCAGCCATTTTTTCCACTGCGTTAATGTTTGTCATACCCCTACCCTCCACCAAACCATCAATACCCTTCTCATCGCCGGACTGTTGCGGCACTCCTGGCAGATCACGTTCACCGACTCAGCACGGCGACCTGCTTTCTTTTTTGCCTGTGCCAACGAATAAACACGGTGGCCTTTCGGGCCTTCAAAC